GTGCAGCAGCCTACTTCCACAAGGAAGGTGTGGTGTTCATCGAGCAGCTCGCTCCCCGCACCCAGACCCAGTACAAGCAGGAATGGCTCGGTGACCTCTTCACCGCAGACGTCCTGTTCGGCGGTGGTCTGCTCCGTCCGGAAGCAGGTATCGCAGTGGTTGTGCCTAACTAAGGCACTGTAAGACGAAGCCCCCTCCTTCGGGAGGGGGTTTTCCTTCAAACGGGAGGGGCCTTTAGATGGCAACAACTCAGCTTCAAATGGTCAACAGGCTCCTGCGGCGTTTGCGGGAAGACACCGTTACGGGTACTACGGATAACACCTATTCCCAGCTTCTGGCAGAGATCGTTGCAGATTGCTACGAGGAAGTGCTGGACGAGCACAAGTGGGAAGGGCTGAAGCATTTGGTCCACGTAGACATCTCTGCCGGTACGGTAGAGTATCGTCTGGACGCAAAGGTCAACAACGGCGGCAACATCCGCAACTCGGATGGCCGCGTTCCCACGGTAGACTCGGAGCTGCTGTTCTTCAACGGCGACATGCCCGAAGTCTATATGTACGACAGCGACGCGGACGACAGTCCGTCGCCCCTTATGTTCCTTTCCCCCGAGGCGTTCCGCTACCAGAAGTCCCTTGACCGGGACAGCACTCAGCCGGAGCCCTTCTACTTCACGATCTACCGCGAGGCAGATGCCACCAATGGCCGTCGCCTATTCATGGAGATCTATCCCTCGCCTACGGCTACTCGCGTTATCGAGCTGATGTTCTGGACGAAGCCAGCCCGCCTGGCGTCGGACGGCACGACGGATAACGTCAGCTTCCTGATCCCTGAGCGCCCCGTGTTCCAGCTTGCGTATATGTACGCGCTGAACGAGCGCGGTGAGGAGCTTGGGGAGCCGGGCAACCTGGCCGAGCGACGCTACATCGAGTCCCTTGCCGCAGAGACGGAAAAGGAGATCGACGCTTACATAAGGGCTGACCGATACGAGTGGAGACGTGACTGATGGCAGAGCGTATGCACGGAGGAGCCCCGCTCCTGCACATACCGCTCAACGCGCCAGCTTTCAGCGGCCTTAACTCCCAGGCTTCCGCAGCTATCCTCGGGCCCGAGTGGGCCACGCGGCTAGAGAACACCGTACTGGATCAGTTTTCCCGCCTTAGTGGCCGGAAGGGCATTGAGAAGAAGAACACGTCCACCCTTACGGGGGACATTGAGTTTCTGTTTGAGCATTACGATACTACGGCAGAGACGCACCATCTGTTTGCGGTGGTGGATACCTCGGGTACGATCACCATCCACAAGTCCACGGACTACGGTGCAAACTGGTCCGACGTGTCGGGTACGGCAACGCTATCCGACCCCAACATACTGCTTGTGGAGCTTGGCGGGGATATCATCGGTCTTCAAGATGGCGAGACGCCTATCTTGTACAGCGGTACGTCTTTCAGCGACGTCAGCGCCTCCAACATGCCCGAGTACAACGTAGGGTGTGCAGCCTTTGGGCGTATCTGGTCTAAGCGTAGCCCCACTACGGTGGCTTACACGGGCCTGCTAGACCCTACGGACTGGAACGCCAGCGGCTCGGGGGAGATTGACCTGACTTCCGTATGGCAGAACGGAGACGTGGTTACTGCGGTATCAGAGTTTAACGGCCAGCTGGTGATCTTTGGGCAGCATCACGTCGTTATCTACGACGATAACAGCGGTAGCGAAGTCGGTCTTGACCCCGCTAACGCGGTGCTACAAGACATCATCACCAATGTTGGGTGCATTGCCCGGGACAGCATCCAAGCTGTCAACGGGGACCTGTGGTTCCTTAGCGACGGCGGTGTGCAGCGCCTGGGCCGTCTTATTGAGACGACCAACAATCCCCTGAACAACATCTCCAATAACATCCAGGACGACCTGCAAAGCCGCGTAGCGGCAGTAAGCAACTTTGACATCAAAAGCGTGTACAGCCCGCGGGAGCGGTTCTACCTGCTGGCTATCAGCGAAGGGGCGGGGGGAGAGACGGGGGCTACCTACGTCTTCGACACCCAAGGGGCATTGCAAGATGGTTCCTTCCGGGTTACCGGAGTGTGGAACAACCTTGTGCCTCGGGCCGCAGCCTACGGCTCGGACCAGAATCTGTACCTGGCCGTGAAAGATAAGCCTGGGTACGTGTACGTCTACCAAGGCTTTGACGACGACGGCGACAGCTACGTTGTCAACTACGAGTCCGGTTGGAACGATCTGGATTCGCCCAACCTGAAGATGCTGAAGCGCATCAACGGTCTGTTATACGTCCAGTCTGAGACGTCCGTGACCTTTAAGTGGGCCTGGGACTTCCGGTCTAACTTCAAGAGCGGGACCGTTACCTACCCCGCCAACGCTGGGGCTGCCGAGTGGGGCACCGCAGAGTGGGGAGAAGCAGAATGGGGTGGGGGTCTTACCATCCAAGAGAAGCGCGTTCCCGGCTCGGGTACGGGCGAATACATCAAAGTCGGTTTCAGCACACAAGTTAACGGAGAGGTGTTCACTTTGCAGCAACTTTCCTTGTACATGAAGCTCGGGAGGCTCCGGTGAGCGATTATAGCCAAATTACCTTTTTCACCCCGAAAGACGGCCTTGCTACGGGTAACCCTAACAAGATCATTTACGGCTCCGACGTAGACGCTGAGCTGAGTGCGATCAGCACGGCTATCGCTACCAAGGCAGACGTGGACGGGGATGCTATCGGGGCAGGTACGCCTGCTACCGAGTTGTCCGTTGACAACCTGAAGCTGGATGCCAACAAGATCATCTCCACCAACACGGATGGGGACATCGAGCTGGAGCCGAACGGGGCGGGCTACGTTGTCATTACCAACGTGGACGTTGCTGCGGGGGAGATTGACGGGACCACCATCGGGGCCAACAGCGCTGCGGCAGGGACCTTTACCACCGCAAACGCAACCACCGTCGATACCACTAACCTTGAAGTCACTAACCTCAAGGCGAAAGACGGCACCGCAGCAGGCAGTATCGCTAATACGACGGGCGTTGTCACCCTTGCCTCCTCCGTGCTTACGACCACCGATATCAATGGTGGCACGGTTGATGGCGCGATTATTGGTGGAGCCACCCCGGCAGCTATCACGGGTACGACGCTGACGGCTAACACCAGCCTTGCGCTGGCGTCGGGTGCTACGGTCACGGCTATCCTTGACGAGGATAACCTTGTGTCGGACAGCGCTACCGCGCTGGCTACGCAGCAGTCCATCAAGGCGTATGTAGATGCCCAGGTAACGGCCCAGGATCTGGACGTCGCCACGGACTCCGGCACCATTGCCATCGACCTGGACTCCGAGACCCTTACGGTCGCAGGAGGCACGGGCCTTGACACGTCGGCTACGGGTAACACGGTTACCGTTGCTATCGACAGCACGGTAGCTACGCTGACGGGTGCGCAAACCCTTACGAATAAAGTCCTTACCTCTCCCGACATCAACACCCCGGATATTGACGGGGGCACCATCGACGGGGCAACCATCGCCACCTCCGACGTCACGGTCGGGGCAGGCAAGACCCTTGACGTTTCGGCAGGTACGCTGACGCTGGCTAACGACCAGATCAGCGGTGACAAGATTGAAGGCGGCACCATCGGATCGGTAACGATCACGACAGCCGACATTAATGGAGGCTCGCTCGACGGCGCATCTCTTGGCGCAAGCTCCGCGATCACTGCGCTGACCGTAAACGGCAACGTGTCCATCGACGGCGGCACGATCAAGCTGGATGGGAACTATCCGGTTGGTACGAATAACGTGGCGCTGGGTAATGCTGCGCTGGATGATGGGTCTTTGACCGGCAGTGACAACACGGCAATCGGTAATCAGGCGCTAACGGCAAACACGACTGGCTCTCGGAACACGGCCATTGGCCGAGACGCAATGATCGCCAACACCACCGGCGATGACAACGTTTCTGTTGGCAGAAAGGCGTTTGATTCTAACACTACCGGCTCTTCTAACATTGCAATTGGGTCGTCTGCCCTTCAAGCCAACACCACGGCCTCGTTCAACACAGCGGTTGGCTTTGAAGCCCTGTGTGCAAATACTACTGGTGCAGACAACACGGCTGTGGGCTACAAAGCCCTTGACGATAACACCACTGGTTGCCGCAACATCGCTATGGGGCGAGCCGTTCTTGGTAACAATACCACAGGCTCTTTTAACACCGGAGTCGGCTACGCAGCTCTTCTTAGCAACAGCACTGGCGTCAACAACGTCGCTATGGGCTACAACGCGATGTACTACAACACCACGGGCGGGTGTA